GGATTCGGCCTGTGCCCCGCTCTCTCATCATGTCGGCGGCTCTCCGATTACTTAGTTTTGGCTGATAGATTTCATCCAAAATATAAAGGCTTTGATGATTTTTATTGTAGTGCATTTTAATCCACACGAAAGGATCAATAGCAAAGCCAAAGTCCACGCCATAATGCAATCGGTCGAACGTTTCGATTTCCGCTGCGGTGAGTTCCCGCTCCAGAATATTATCGAAAACTGCTCCCCCAGTTCCTATTGCCACGCCCATGTATTCATGCTCGTAAATTTCCGGCTTTCTTGCCTTAAGCGTTTCAGCCTCAAAAATGAAAGCGCCCCCCAGCCACTCCCGGGGAACGTCCAAATAGGTGCTGTGGTGTGTGAGCCGATTGGGCGGATTCTCAATCTTTTCCACATTCACCCAACTATCACGGCTTTTGGGTGGGTTGTAACTGTAGAAAATCCAAAAAAGATTTCCGCCGCGCATGGTGGACTGATTGATATTTCGGATTTCTTCCATTCCGTTGAACTGATCAAGTTCCTCGTACCAAGTAATCCCTATATATCCTTTTTGTGGCTTTAAGGATTTGATTTTTTGGGGATTATCTGCGCCACGAAAAAAGATTTTCTGCCCGGTGGGGAGATATGTAATTTCCATCGGGGAAGTCGTGTGCTTGAAATATTCCGAGAGTGATAAAGTGTCAATTGCCCATAGGATTTGAGCAAATACGCTGTCCCGGAGAGTTTGCCCTATCTTACGAAGAACGAGTGCGTTGACATCCGGATTTTGTACAAGCAATATGATAATTTCCAAACTGATGAAAGAAGATTTTGTAGAACCACGCCCACCATCAAACCAATAATGGGTATAATCATGGTTATTTATATGCCATGCAGGGCCATAGAAGTGGGGAGCTATAATTTGTGACAAATTAATGTCCTGGTTTTGGAATATCAAAAACAATCCTCACTCCTTCCGTGCTTTGCTTGTCTGTCCCGGTAAACAGACCATAACGCTTTCCAAGCAGCTCAGCGGCTTTCAGGCGGTCTTTTTCGTCCGGTGCTTTTTTTATCCTACGGGCCTCAGAGCAGCCCTCCCCGCATCCTTCTACCACGACAATTTCGGATTCCGATTCGCCGCGCATAACGGCTGTGAGATATTCCATGACTTCTTGGGCTTCGGCGGTTTTTTGGCTGCGTATTCGTTCAAGTTGTTCATCAATATATTCTCGAAGTTCAGGTTTATTCAGGTTTTCATTTCCAATCGAATAAGCTGTTTTTTCTGAGTATCCCGCCCTTATAGCCGCCTGCTTTGCATTACAATCAATCAAATATTCATCACAAAATCTTTGCTGTTTTTCAGTAAGCGCCATACCACCCACCTCTCTTTTTAAACTTTCTGTTTTTATTGTTTTGGTGCAAACATTTCTGGATTATCTTGGATTACCATATACAAGGCGTTTGCCAATTCGTCAATCTGCTTTTCATCGTGTTCCGTATATCCAAGATGCGAAAATATTCCATGCATTATTTCGTGGACAAGACAGGCTTCCATGTTTCCTTCTGCACATGGACAAATTCTAATTACTAAATCCCTATAACAAATTTCTCCGTTATAATTTACACTGCCCATATCGAGCCTATCAGTGATTTCTACGTTATAAATTTTACCGCCGATCTTTACCTTCTCTGGAATCTCCATTAGCTCCATCCTCTCGTTGCTGCATCACACGCTCCCACCCCTGCGCCCTTATCGGATGTAATGCCATAGCCCTTAAAACCAAAAATCTGCATCAAAAAAGCACCTACAAAAGTAGATGCTAAAAAAATAAAAAATATTTGAAAAAAGTATTGACAACCACGTATTTGCGTGGTATAATTAAACCATAGAAAGGAGGTGAACAAATTGTTTGAGCTAATAGAAAGCTTGGCTAAGCTAGCAACATCGATTATCGGACTCGCAACCGCAATCATCGTGCTAATCTCAACCAAGCGTAAGGGGAGTTAACCTCCCCTCCCCCTTTCGGGGGATAATATTATTATAGCTTAAACATGGGAATTATGCAAACTAAATTATTGATTGCTCTGAATATCATGCTTTCCTGTCTGCTCATTGCCAGCACAGATTTATCCAGCCTGGGCATTATCAATGGATTGACCTTGATATTCTCCATTGCCTCTATTGCTCTCAGCTTATGGGCAATGAAAGCAAAGAAAGGAAACCAAAATGAATCTGAGAAACATTAGACTTAATCGTGGATTATCAGTCCCTGCATTATCAAGAGAAAGTGGCGTTCCCATCCGTACCATTGAGGACTTGGAGAAAAGGAACGACGGCAGAATCTCCACGGTCTTAAAACTAGCCAAGGCGTTAAATGTCACCATGGACGAACTATGCAAGGAGCCCGAGGATTAAACCTTGGGCTTTTTGCTTTTCTCACACTTTTGATGATACTATTTTAGCACAGAATTATAGGACATTGTTGGACATCTTTTGGAGTGCATCACCATGCATTCGGCAGATTTGCTTATAACAATAATTCATCTCCACCGCAATCTGCTCAAACGTCATATCATCGATATACCGATAGCGGAGGACTGTTTCCAACCTCGTATCCCCAATGGTACTAATCGCCGCGTCAACCTCTCTTCGCAGGTCCACCAGCCTGTCAATTTTGTCATTGAGCTCGTCCTCCACCTCCGAAAGCCTCTCCACAGCGTCCTGCATCCTGTCCTCACCGCTACCACCGTGTGGCATCCCCGTATATGTAGGCGTGACCTTAGTTGCCCTGGCAATCCATCTGGCGCGCTCATTAATGAGCCTATCGACTTCCCTTTGTGCATCCTTGTACTGCAATAAGTATTCTTTCTTTGTCATCCCACGCCTCCATATCCCATAACTCGCTGGAATAGATTACTTTGTTCTCCGTCACCACGCGATTATGCTTGATGCAAACGATAGTCCCTATGTAGTCCCGATTAATCCGCACCTGATCTCCAACGTGGTAGGCTTGTCGATGTACCATCAAGGTACGATATAACTTGTGCATTACTTCCTCCTATCCATATTCTCCATCCCATGATACACCGCCCAACCCAGCAAAGTCAGCATTACAATTGCCGCACAGAGTACCGGCCCTAGCATCACCACAAATTTGCAGATGAGCCAGATAGCTGGCCCGGCGCAGATGGAGAGCAAGGCAAACAGCATAATTGTGATGAGGCAGATAAGCAGTTTATGTTTCATCGGTGGTCTCCTTTTGCTCGGTAAGATATTTATCATACTCCGATTTTGTACAAAGACAAATCCAATCTGGATTATCCGGATCCTCAAATGACTGTTCTATGCGTCCAAATTTGCAACATGGGCAATATGGCATTTCCGGCATGATGCAGTAGCTATTCTCCATTGCTGTCACGCTCCTTTGCTTTCTTAAGGGCTATAATCCTGATTTTCTAAATATACTTGCTATAGACTTCTGGAATAGTTTTTATCCATTCGACATCCGCTTTATTCACGTACGTACTCCAAGCATTTTCATGGCTATTCCACCAATATCCCCTACTTTTAAGAGCTACGATTAATTGGCGCTGCGGTTTCAACATAAACTTGATGAACACCCGGTCTTTGTACTCGTAGGCAGTATAATCAGCATTGCTATATATTTCTATTATTTCAGGTACCTTGAGTTTCCCTTCGGTTGCAAGCGCATACAACTTTGCAATGGTCGAATTTTTTCTCCACTTGTATTTTGGAAATAGTTTCTCGTAAAACAAAATAAATTTTTTTGGATCAAGTGTTGCAAGTTCTATAAGATAGCTCGTAGGGTTCGAACCTGGATATTGGCTATCTGCAAACATTACCATTTCAACCACGCTTTTTACTTTATCGTCTGTTCGAGCGTTTATCCCATACTGCAATTCCCGCTCTAATTGCTTCATCCATTCAACAATTTCCGATGAGATAGCAAGAATTTTATCTCCCTTATCAAGCTTTTTTGCGTTATAATTCGACGCCCCGGCCACTAATACGCTGACATGTTGAGCGTCAAGTCGTATGAGCCTATCAAATTTCTCATACAGTTTGTCAAGGAGCTTTTGCTTTTTTTCATCAGAAATAGGCCACTCCATGATACGATTACAGTAATTTGTGTAATCGTGTAAATGCCCGTCTCCCCTTGTTCCGCTCATAGAATTGTAATTTGCTCTGTGTATACATTCCTGATTCAGTTCTTTTATACTTACCATTATTTTCCCTCCTCTGAGCTATCCACTTTGGGAAGCCTTACCTGCAATATCTTTTGACATCCGCACTCAGGGCAGTCAATTGCATCATATGTCTTCCCGGTTTCATTCAGTGCTTTAAGCAAAGCTACCGTATCGTAAGCTTCATAAACATTCTCTTTTTTGATTTCGAACGAACTTCCACAGATACCGCATTTTAACTTTTTATCAAACATATCTTTTCCCCCCTCCCCAAAAGCGGGGATTAATTTCATTCCAGCAAAAGCCACGCGTTTAAAAGCTTGCCTCTGGTTTCGTCATTTTTCGCCCTGTGTGCCTCTGTGAGACGTTTTTACAGGTAAAAGGTATTCCTCCATGGTTTTCTCCTGCTCACGTGTCAGCGGCTCTCGTAGCGCCTGTCTCACGTTTTCCTCGCTCCGCATAAGCAACTTCCCAATCTCCTTGCTGTCCATCCCCTCCCGATACCATTTATGGATAAGATAGATGGTGTCGGCGGTGTAGGGGCGGTTGGGACCTGGTGCTGGTTCCCGCTTGCGGTATTCCCTTTTCCGCTTTCGTTTCCGATTATTTGCTTCCCATCTGCATTTTGAGCAGCAATATAGTTGTTTCCTTGCCGGATTGTACTCAAAATACTGGCCGCATTTGCTATTCTTGCATTTTCGCATCTGGGGCAAGTTTATTCCTCCAATTCTTCGATGTTAACGTAAATTCCGGGGATTTCCGCCCAAAACTTTTCCACGATTTCTGAAGCAACCAGTGCGTCATCCCGCCAAAATCCCAAGTTTGTCATGACGTCTTTCAGGAGCTTTTGCAGATTATCGGTGTCTGGTTTTGTAATACGATATTCCCCATCCCGATGTTTGCCCCGTGGAAAACACCATTTGGTAACAAGTCTAACTCCGGATGTATATTTTTCCACAGGTATGTACTTTGCGAGATAAGCGGATAATTTTTCTCTGGCCTGTAATAATTCTGGAGGTTCGTAAAAAATTGGTTTCCCGTTTTTGATGGATACCTTTTTTTCCTGATGAGTCACTGTCGGCGGGATTATATGCAGGAAGAATTCAGTCGTCGTTCGGCTCATAATTTTCTCCTTGCCACTTCCCTGTTTCGCTATTGTACAAAATATATTTACTTGCACTTAGCTTATCAAACAAATAGTTCAATAGTCCCGGGCGTTGAGAAATCCACTTCAATACCTCGTCATTTTTATAAGAGTACATATTTCCAGGTAAACTACGATAAAGTGGGGGCATATCTTTTGCCACAAAAAGGCGTTTGTCTTTTGATTTATTTTTCGTCATATAATTTGCTCCTTTAAATTGATAAATTGAAAATATTTTTTTGTCAAGGGCAGGGGAAGGAGTTGTTGTGCGTGAGCTATCGCACAACTACTTCCCCCCTTGACCGTCAGGGAAAGGAAAATGTCAGTATATATAGAATATATATACTGCTTTTTTCTTCCCTCGGGAAAATCTCGAGAACTGCTCGACTTTTTCC